ATCAATTCCGTTGTATCTTCGGACCGTTGTTGTTGTCCAATGTGGTTTGGACATTTTGATACGTCGCCGGGGCCATTCGCCCCGGCGTTTGTTTTGCGCGTGTTTTTCATGCCATGAATGTTTGGATTCGACAAATATTTTCGATTTGGCGGAATGCTGAATCCATCGAATTGAATTCCATTGAACAATACAATTGAAATTGTTGTCCGGTCCTTTGAATAATGAACATTCGGTTTTCAAATTGCCAAAACTCCATGTGAACGTCATCATTGATGGCAACCAGGCGCGCACCCAATTGATACAATTTCCCTTTGACGCGGTCGATGTTGGCGATATCGTTTTCCTGAATCCGGGAAAACGTTTTTTCGGCGGTCAACTCAATTCGGACATCGTCCAAAATATTTCCGGCGGCCATGACCATGAATTCACCGGTGGCGTTTTCGTCTGCCAACCACAAATTGAATCCGTCATCGTAAAAATGACAATCGTTGATGTTGTGGGCGTCCATGTGTTCGCGGAAATGCGACATTGCGGTTTTGGGTTCGGTGAATTCAAATTTGCGGAATCCGCCGCCATTCTTCATGTTGTAAATTGTGATTTTGAACATTTGATTTTGATTTTGATTGTTGTTGTTGATGATTTTGATGAATTACATTTTTGACATGTAAATGGTCACACATTGACCAATCAATTGATTCAATTTGATTTTTGATTCAAATGATATTTCCGTTGTCATTGCAAATTCCAATTGGTCAATCAACGTTTTGATTTGTTCAATAGACATTTGTTTTACTGATTGAATTTTGATTGATTGTTTCATATTGTTGTTGTTTTGTGTTGGCAAATATACACGCGTTTTTCATTTCCACAAATATTTTTGAAAAAAGGTTTTCAACACGGGCATGTTGGGGACAAAAAAACCCGGACGTTTCCGGGTCTTTGACGAGTAAACCAAAACTAAACAATATATAACACAAACAACGGATTGACTATCCGTTCACAATCGGTTCCAATATCGAAACGGCCACATGTGCAATCGCGGCGGATGGCAATATCAACCACCATGTCAATCCGGTGTTCAATGCGACCAACGCGTAAATTCCAAACGCAACCCATGTATTCATACAATACAAACAACCACCCATTGGTTTATAAAAAAACTTCAATGGATTTTTCGGGTGATTGACAACCCGTTCCAAAAACCATGTCCAAAATCCGAAGATTTGGCCCGGCTGAATGATGAAATCAATGAAAATCGTCATGGCTCCGGCGCCAACACCAATCAATCCGGCCAACATCACCGATTTGAACATGTCGCCATGTTCGGTGAAAATCGCCATTCCCAAACCAACCATGATTCCCATTCCGAACCCGGTCAATTCATTCAATATTTTTCGAATTTTTTCCATCAACAAACCGGTGAAATTCCGTCAACGGTCCATGAACATGCCCCGTCGGATGTGGTGAAATAATAAAATCCGGGCATGACATCACGAACACATTCCGGTGTTTTGATTTTGATTGTGGTTGTTGCATTCTCGTTGAACGTCATTGGCAATGTCACGGCGTCATCCGCGTCAAACTCGACAACGATTTCCGTAAACGTCCCATTTGCGCCCCAAATTTCAAAAATGTATTCGCCTTCGCATGGCGCTTGAAAACCAAAATCAATGGTTTGATTTGGTGCGAAACAACCAATGTGTTTTGAACATCCGCAATTCATGTGATATCAATTTGCATCAAAGATAATCAACACGCCGGACCGTCACATGGATTCTCACAATAATTTTCCAACGCCAAATCGCGGTCGCCGGTCAAATCAAAGTCAAACGCGACAATCGTCAAATTTTTATCGAACGGACGGCCTTTTTTGCCTGGTGATTCATCAATGACAACCGAAACGGGGTCAATGGTCGATTCAACCGGTACAATTGAAACGTTGGCAAATGTGGCGGTCGATGGCAAATTTGCGTTCATGACGGCCGCCCGTAAACGTTCTTCCAATTTCCATGGTTCGGCGCCGCGTAAACAGGCAACAACGCGCAATTGGTATCGGATTTGGAAAAATGATTGGAATGAAGCGAATTTTTTGTCCGTTGATGGCGATTGATATTCAATACGGCCATCGTTCCGGAAACGAATGTAAAACCAGGCGGAATCCTGGTCATGGATTCCGGCGAATTGATATTCATTCGAATTGGTGTCGCGAACCAATACACGGCCGTCGTCATCAATTTTCGCCAAATAAACCGATTTTTTGATTTCCGGAATTCTGCCATGTATGGCGTCCGCAATCGTACAAATCAAATGTTCCATTTATCAAAAATAAGACAACACGCGTTCGGAAATCAAATCGTTCAAATAATTTTCGACGTCCTGTCGTTCTCCGGCGGTTGGAATGAATATCGGTTTTTTGCGCCGTGATTCTTGTCCCTTTGCTTTTACATAATCGGTTGAATTGGTAATTGCCAAAAAAACATCGTCACCGGATTTCACAACTTGCATCGAATCGCGCAATGAACCGGTGAATTCCAAATCGACCATTCCGGTTTGTCTGCCATTCTCCGAACGTTTTTCAATCCATGATTTGGATTTGTATTTTCCAATTTTGCCGCCATTGGCGTCACCACCTTGGTTGAAAATACGTTGTTTCATTTCACCTTCCAACAATTTACCACCCAACAACAAAAGGTTTGGAACGTCGCGTTCGACATTGGCAACGGTTGTTTGAATTTTTTTGGCGAATTCTTGCGGCGTCATTTGAACATTTTATGTATTGTGAACATCGCTAAGATAAGAACAATAATGGATGGAATCAACCACAACCAACGTTTTGTTTCTTCATTGACGACAATCGTCCGGACGGTTTCGGTGTGGTAATTTTCCACGCGGACGGTGTCCGATGGACATTTGGTTTCAACAAATATCGAATCGCCCGGCAACCAATGAATCATGGTTTCAATCCTGGTTTCATGGTCGCGGATGAACACGGTGTCACGGCCATCAAACGCAACAATGGTGTCCATTCGGGCGCCGTTGATGTGAATCACGGTGTCTTTGACCATGGTTGTGGTCCATTCCTTTTCAATCCAACATGGATATTTTGAAACGTGACGTTGGCATGATGTCGCCATGACTGCGACAATTGCAATTCCAAAAATTGTTTTTTTCATTGTTTGGCCTCCAAATATTCGTTTTTGTAGTTGTCGATTTTGTCCGTTATCATTCGGGCAAATCCTTTTTTTATCCAACCCAACAACGCCAAATTTTTCACCAATGACATCAAATTGACAATCACAATTGGCACGAAAACGGCTTCATTCAGCCAAAACAATACATCCGCCCCTTTGCTCAAATTGGTGGCAAACATCAACAACGCTGTATGTGATAACAGGGTCCAAAAGATTCGGAGTGCAATCCGGGTGTCAAAACGATTGTGTTTGAACGCCAAATAAGTCGCCGACAAATGGTCGGCGGCAATCAATCCAACCAGGGTGAAATAAGAAATTGACGGGTCGAATATCCAATCCGCCACAAACGCGGAAATGGCGCCGGCGGTGATTCCGCCGAAAATTGTAAAAATGACCATTGGCGATTTCATTTTTTATTTGTACATGTTCCGGGTGGCCGTTCATGTACGTCGCCAATCGTTCGTTTGTTACATGACGAACATCAATATTTGGGACGCGGACGCGATGTTGTCGGTCTGCTAACCGGGCGCGAAGGGCGCGAAGGTTTGTTGCAATTACATTTCATCGTCGAAAGTTTTTTCAATTAGTTCATGGCCATTCGTTCCATCAAATCCGGTGTACCATTCAACGGCGTTCAATACCAAATCGGTCATGGTGATGTTGTGTTTTGCGGCGTATTGCTCAAAAAACAATTTGTGTTGTTTTTGCAATCGAATGTTGATGATTTTGTTTCGGGGTTTGGAAACGCGAACAAATCCGCGAACGCCTTTGACGCTGCGTTTTTCCTTTTCGGTCAACTTCGATTTGATGGAAATATTTGGTTTCATTGTCATGGCATTCCGTAAACATAACGCGATTGGTTGCAAATGACGCAAATGTCATCCATTCGGTTGAATAATTCCGGCAATTGTTGAATCGCCGTTTTCATTTGGGCGTCATATTGCGCCGTCCAATTCTCCAAACAAAAATTCCAGGTGTCGGAATCCAACAAAGTGATTGAATTCAACCGGTCGGTTGTCAATGCCTCTTTTGCGATTTCCATTCCGGCCCGGTACAATATCGGAAAACGTAATTTTTGCGCCAATACACAACCAATTTCATCAACCGAACATTCGGCGGCGGCCCCTACAATCAAACCAAATGACGTTCCGGTTGTTGTGGTTCCTGACCAACCATTGGCAATCAAAAATTCGCTTTTTTTAGTCGAACATTTACAACCTCCCTTGACTTTCGTTTTGTTGGTGTCAATGACCGTGTTGTCCATGGTCACGAACACTTCATCCGTTTGCGATAAATAATTGGGAAAAATTTCCGCGTCACCATATTGGTCCGTTGTGAACATGAATGTTGCCATGTTCAATCCGTCGGCGATTTGAATATTGTTCGAATAATTTGGTTGCTGTATTTTGATTTTCACCGATTGAACCCGGATTCGCAACATACGCGAATCACGGGTGTTGATACGGACGCCCCGGTCCAATGGCGCCGGTGTGTTCCATGCGTTGTCCCATTCTCCAACCTTCAATTCGTCAACCAATGAATTCATCCGAAAATGTGGCATGGCAAAACGGGCCATTTCATCCAAAATCAATTGGGTGGCAAAATTGATTTTTGATTCGAGCAATTGAACGCCGGATGAAAATCCGGAATCCGCCATGTCGGCCGCGCGACGAATATTGATTCCCTCCAAATCGTCAATGTACAATCCGGATTTGGGCGTTGTCTGCGATACACAACGAATTCCAATAAAATTGTCAAAACATGTCGCCATATCCAAAAGGGTCTTTTTTGTAAATATTTTTTTCCGGTATCCATAAAGATTCCAAATAATTTGGAACCCAAAATGACGGACATCCTTTGTTGTCAAATTGGTTGTGTCCGGCAATTAAAACGTCGGGTTGATACCTTAAAACTTCGTCAATGATGGCGGCCAATGTTTGTGATTGTGCATCGTTCAACGTGTTTTTCACCCTGGTTCCCTCTTTATTCAATCCGCCGACATAAACAACATGTCGTGAAATTCCGTTGAATCCTTTGACGCCATTTGTGATTTCCGCGTCATCAATCCATTTGTCGCCATTGTGTTTGACGAATGTTCGACGACTTCCATCCAACAAAATCATGTCCGAATATCCAACCTTTCGCCATCCGCGTCCATGTGGCGGCGGTGACGTATGCCAACGGACGATGTCATCCGGGGTCACGTTTTGTCCTTCCCTGGTCGCCGTGCAATGAATAATCAAATATTTGAATGGTTGTTTCATTGGTCATCATTGTTTGGCTCCAATGGTTCAACGGGTTCAATGTCTTCGGTTTCTTTTGTTTTTTTGTTCTTCAGTCCAAAAAAATAAACGGCAAATTTTTGATTTTCGATGACATCCGATGTCAAACTATCATGTTGGTTTTTCACGCGTTCAATGGCCGTCATGATTTGACGGTCATGTTTGCGGCGAAACATTCCGGATGTAATTGTAAAAATCACACCTTCATTTTTATTGATTGCCTTAATCCATGACGGTTTGGAATATTGGCATTTTGCTACCGATTCCATTCGCTTCATTCGTTCCACATGGATTTCCGATGTTGAAACAACGAAAACATCATGTGGCCAAATGGATTTGTATAAAGTAACAACGGCGGATTCAATCATGTCCGGAGTTGTGTCTAATTTATCGCGGTGATATATCATGACTATCGAAAATTTGTTCCACGGCCCGGTCCGCCTTTTGGACGTGTGGCCCGTGAAATTTGGTTGATTGCGTTTTTGGTTGTTTGGGCGAATCCTGGTTGTCCATTGAACAATCGACAATCGCCGGTTGGACAATCAACAACGGTCTTTTTTCCCGAAACATCATTTCCGCCGGATGGCGGCGCCGGCGCTTCGACTGCCGTCCCCGTGATTGGAATGACAAATTGTTGACATTCAATGTCAACGTAAATATTGCAAGATATTGGACCAATGGTCCCTGGTTGCCATGTAATTTGAACGCTTTGGAATTCATCCAAACACAATTTCGCGGTTGATTCCGGCGAAATAATAAAGTCGGTACAATCCGTTGAAATTAAGTAATTGTAGCAACAAACCGTTGGATTGGTCATGGTGATGTTCACCGGGTTAATTGTGTTCAAATTAACGGTCCCAAAATCAATTGAAGCGGTGTCAACCGTTGTTGACATGTCAATGGCCTCAAAATCGAAATTGAATATTTGGACGGTTGTTCCATCAATCAACGATTCAACAACCAATGTGTCGGTGTCTGCGACACTTCCGGCGCAATATTCACCCGCCAATTGAAATGATTGACCTGGTCCAACATTAAATGGTGGACTAACAATGTCTCCGGCATAATTTATTTGAAATGATTGAATAGCGAACAATCCGTTGTTGAATACAACAATGAAATCGGAAATTTCAATGTCCGATTCTTCAGTATTTGTTACAATACATTGAAAGTTGCAACAACAACCGCCATACATTTGGTTTGTTCCGCTCCCTTGCGGAATCAAACAATTGTCAATCGTCAACGCCATTTCATTTCAATTTTTTCAAAGTTAGAAAAAAAAGACCAACCAACGAACGTCGGTCGGCCTTTTTTATGACTCAACATTGGATTGGCTTATAAACCATCCAAATTCACGGCCACGCCACATGGCATGGTCACGGCGTTCCAACTCACGGTTCCGTCAAAGTAGATGGAACCGGTGTTGTTGTCTTCAATAACCTGGTCAACCTCCATTGTAAACGATGTGATTGGACCATAAAAATATCCATCACATGTATAATATCCGAATTGATACAACGGGGCGTTCAATTGAATTGAATTGTAAAATTCAATGTCGGTGCAATCGTCCGGGTCTGAATTGTAATCTTGAAACGTCACCGATTTTTCGCCACCAACAATTGATTCGGGCGAACATGATGAAACGCGTTTTTTGGTGAATGTTCCTTTTGCTTTTTGGCCCAACAACAAACCGGTCAATACAACATCACCGGACGCGATGGCCGCAATCCATTCGTCGCGGTCGCTTACGTCGGTGAACGTGTAATCACATTTGATGAATGCCAATTTCGAAATTCCGCCGTTTCGGGTTGTGATTCCACACCCGGCGGACGGCGCCGGCGGTAAAGCGGGCGCACATGCTGACGTACATAATGCCATTTTATTTTCGTTTTTTTAAGTTAGAAAAATTTGAATTAGTCGCAACCAACAATTGTTGAACAATCCGCAAAATGGAATGTGTAATTTACACCGGTGTTGATGTCTTCCGCGTTGAACGCGTTTGCCGGAATGAAGAACAAACCCCAATTCAATAGTAGTTTGATTGACCATTGGTCCGCGCAATCGTCATAATGAACCTTCAAATCGTATGTCAAACCTGTGAATGGGTCGGTGATTGTGCCATGTTCGAACACGTCATTGCGCTTCGCGTAATCACCAACGTATTTGTTCCACGTCAAAAGTTGAACGGCGCCCGGCGCCAAAACGATGAATTCGTTCGCTCCAATCACGGTGTCAACGAAACGGTCATTGTAATAACGATAATCAGTCCAACGGCTCAAATCCATGCCCGTTGATGAATTACAACACGCGATTTGTTGTGTCTTTGCGTACAAATCAAAGTTTCCGCCGCCAATAATGATTGGCGCTCCGGATGCTCCGGTCAAATCGTATTCATGACGGATTTGGGCCGCCGCGATTCCGCGCGGTGCGTTTGATGTTGCTTCAAACAATTGGATGTCTTTTTGCGTTGTTCCATCCGCAAATTTTCCAAAATTGGTTGATTGTTCCGCCAACAATTGGTTGTTCAACGCCGTGTTGATGGCGTTCATTTGCGCCATAATAACGTTTGAAACATAAACAGAATCCGCTTCGCAAAGTTTTCTCATTTGGTCTTCGCTAAACAACATTCCTTTTGTTTCGATACATTCGGTGATTGAAACAATCGCCTCCAATGGTGAAATTTCCTGGTCGGTGTCACATGACGCCGTACATGTTAGATTCACCGAATCCGCCGTTCCGCGTTGGATATAATTCACTTGCACCGAACGATTTTTTCCGTTTGTTGGAATTGGAATCGCTTCAAAACCCATTCGGTTTTCTTCGGACATTAGGGCGTCCAAATACCCAACGCGGTCGCGTTTCAACGCCGGTGCGTTCATTCCGGCAACCAGATTCAAATCTGTTTGCAATTTTTGACAAAGTCCCTGTGTAAATGCCATTTTTTTAAATTTTTAAAAAGGTTTTTTTTTGTTTGATTTTGTGGGGTTGTATAACACAAAACCCAAACGCGCAATGTTCGCCATGATGGCAATCATTCCGAATTTGGGTCGGTTCCCCGGTCGGCGTTTACGGTTCGCCATCAACCCGGTGATTCGTTTACGGCCCGACGGCCCGGTTTATTTGGATTCGTTTCCGAATACCTTCATGGTCTGCAATGATGCCGCGTTCGCTTGGGCCTTTGCCATTCCGGCCAATTGATATTTTGGCGGTTCGGCTCCGGCCGTTGGTGGCGGCGGCGGCGTTCCATTTCCTGGTTTGGCCGGTGTTGGATTGCCATTGGATTGTTTAATCACACCCAATGACGCCAAATGTCCGTCCAATATTTCGTCAAAGGTAACAATTTTTGTTCCGTCGTTGTTTAACGGATTCAAATTGTTTTTGGTTTTGACAATCAATTCGCCATTGTCATCCACATCCACATTGAAATTGGATTCCAAATAAGTTTGGACGGCCGGTTTGACAACGTCCGGCGATACAATCAACGAACGTTTGGCGATGGCGGATTGGATGAACGATTCGCGTTTGAATGTTTTGATTGCCTGTTTGGCCTCGTTTTCCTTTTGCGGAATGATTTCATCAACCAGGTGTTTGTTCTCGTTGGTCAATTCAATCAATCGCCTTTGCAATTCTTCGGCGCCGGCCCCGGCCGTTTTGTTCATCTTGTCAAACGCAACCGAAATGATGTCGTCGAATTTTTTGTCCTTTACATCTTCGGCCGACAATCCAAACGTTTTTTTGATTTTTTGTTCAATCTTCGAAAGTTCGGTCCCCTTTACTTCGCCGCGAATGGATGAAACAAAATCCGGGTTGTTTTTCAAAACGTCGCGTTGGATGTTTTGGAATTCACCGGCGATTTCGTCAATATTCACGTCATCGGTTTCGGCGTTCAACTTTGTAATTGCGTCGGATGGAACGCCAATTTTCTTCAAAAACTTTTCAATGTTGGTCATGTATTTCAATTTTTGGGTTTGCGGCCTTTTTTCACGGGTTTGGATTCAACGCCATTTGATTGGATTTCGTCAATCGCGTCATCCTGGTCGTTGTCTTCAACTTCCGGTTGTTCAATGGTTGGTTCTTCAATCACCGGTTTGGTCATTGTTGGGGCGCTGAATTTTACCGGCTCCGACGGTTTGTTCAATATTTCGTAAAACTTCGATTTGCCGCCTTTCTTGAGCGTGTTCCATGCGAATTGTGTCACCTCGGAAATTTTCCCGGTTTTGACGTTTTGAATGCGAATTTTGTTCATGTCTGAATGTTTTGTCAAATATACTAAGAAACAATTTCATCACCAATTCGGACAATCATTCCATCCAACAACAATCCTTCGCCGGCTTCAATGTTTTCAAACTCCAATGGTTCACCGGCTTGAATGCTTTGTTGAATCCATTCAATGGTTTGGTTTTGTCCAAACGGAATCATCAAACCCAATGGTGATTCCGCGTTTGGAAATTTGATGTTGTAATCGTTCAAAAGGTCAAAAAGTTGGGCCATAAATTAGAAATTCAATTGTTCTTTTGGGAAATTTGGTTTGATAACGAGTTCACGATAGTATTCCAACATTTGGTCATGTAATTCCGGAAATTCCATTTTGAAAACCGGATTTCCCAACCAATAATTTTCGGACGCATGCGCGAACCATTCCATTCGTCGCATTTGTCCCCGTCCCTCGGTCATGTATTTGACGTCATGTCCCCATCCAAATTTAGCCTTTGAAACTGACATGATTGTGTCCGCGTATTGGGAAACAAATTCTTCAACTTGTTGTTTTGTGTATGTATCTTTAAAAACATCAAAATATTTTTCGTTGACTTTCTGCCAACTTATTTTGGCCCGGTCGCCATATAAATTTTTAAATATTTTTTCCGATTTGGCAAACGCCTGTTCATGTTTTTCATTATTGTATTGAACTCCAAATCCAAACCAACGTTTGGTTAGATGTGCGCGATGACCGTATTCATGAACAACAACACGCGCGAACGCGTCGGCCGGTTTATATCGTGGTCCGGTTCCAACATTGATTTCTTTTGTTGCCGGGTCATAATGTGCGCCGTCTTTGAGTTTGTCAACGCGATTGATTTTTCCATTGTCTGACAAATCAAACAATTGTTGTGGAATCAATGGGTTGTCGCGCAATGATTCCGGCGTCAAATCCGATTTGTAATTGTAGAAATCTTTGAAATCGGACGCGGCCGGTGGCGCCTCTAAATTGGGGTTTGCTTCGGTGGCCTTTTTTTCAATCTTTTGTTGTTCTTCGGGCATGTTCAATTTTTCCCGTTGTGATTTGGTCAACTTGAATGGAATGGCCGAATGGCGGCAATTGTATCCGCCCCGGTAAATGGAAAACGTTTCGGGCGATGTCGCCGGAATGGCTCCGGTTCCGTTCGCATTCATCCAGGCAATTTCCGCCGGCAAATCCTTTGTTTGAATCACCCCCATGGCAACCCAACGCCGACATTGCGGCCTTGAATCTTCAATCAACGAACCGACGTATCGGTACGCGTCCAATCCGAATTCGTTCGCAATCTTCGCGTTCACCTGGCCATCGAATTGATTCAAGGCGTCGCGGCTCACTTGTTTGACATAACGCGACAACGTTCCATCAACATCCGGTGTTCCTAAAATGAACCGGCGCAAATACGCTTCCAAATCCGCTTTTGTGGAACCGGCGACGATGTTTTGAAATATTCCCGTTCGAACGGGTTCAATGAAATTGGATGAAACACCCGAACCGGTCAAAGACTGCAAAGTTTGTTCAACCGTCGCCCGTTGGATTGGATTAATCAATTCGCCCAATTTATCCGGCGACAAATCATTTACGTCGCGATGGATGTCAAAATTGAATTGTTTCAACGTTTCAAAATTCCGCAAAAACCCGTTCACGTCCTTTGGATATGTTGAACCCTGTATTGCATCCAAAATGATTCGTTCAACCTGGTTGGTCAACAAAACATTTCCGTCATCAAAAACAAATCGTTCGCCATCGCTTGAAAACTTTTGAACGTGTTTGGACAACGCCGCGAACACTCGTTGTTCGGTGGCCGGCAATGAATCGAAAAACGATTGATTGGCCGCCGAAACGGTCCGGTCCTGTTTTCGAATTATGGCAATGACGTTGTCATCGAATTCCATGTGGTTGGTTTACGTTGTTTGAATCAATTGGGCCGTGATATATGAATCAATGATTGGTTGGATTCGTTTGTCCAATTCTGCGAATATTTCGCCCAATGGTTTTTCCAAAAATTCCGTTCCAAATTCGGCCGTGATGGACGTCAATGTTTTGTAGGCAAACAACGAACGAATCAAATCGTCACGTTTGATGGAACCGGCGGCCAACAACATTTGTTTGTCTTTTGTGTTCAAATGATAAATGGGGTCGTAACTGACCAACACTTCGACCATTCGCGAAATGGATTTGTTTCCGGAAAAACGCTTCCGGGCCAAATCTTTGGTCGATTCAACCAAAAACGCAATTGGCGCGTTTTTGTCCGTCAACTTGTTCAATTCATCAATCAAATCGTCTTCGGTCTTCATGCTGAATGAAATCGGTTTGACGATGACCGGATTCATCGGTTCGGTGACGTTCCGATATTTTTCAATGAACAACAACGATTTGAAAATGATTTCATCAAATATGTTGTTGGATATTTTGGTCAATTGACTGAATGAATCTTCGCGGTCAATCATTTTGGCCACACCGGATTGACTTTCGTCAATTACATTCAAATGCAATGATTCTTCGGCCTTTTTGAGTAGGGTTTGCCATGCCTGGCCCGAATATTCAATGATGGAAACATCCGGCGAAATGAAACGAATCATTGGCCCGTTGACGTCGCCATCAACACCCAACGCCGGATTTGATTTTTCGCGCAAAAACACGCCGAATGGCGAACGTGAAATCACACGTCCGGTTCCTTTACACATGCCACATGTTTCGTGTTCTTCGGATTCGTGATTGTACACAACTCCATCGCGACATCCTTTCGCGTTACATGTTTCCGCAATTTCTTCGCGATACGGGAACGCGGATGTGGTCATCACGGCGGTCCAATCCGAATATTGGCGGATTGCCTCGTTGGCAAATGGAACGAACGCGGAAAAATACGAATCAAAGAAATTTTCATCCGTCAAATCGCCGCCCAATATCACACCCGGAATCATTCCAATGTTGTGTTCGTAAATGATGACGGTGTCAAATTTTTTGTCAATGGATTGGCCAAATTGAGTGTGTTTAAAAAACGCCGAATCCGTCAACGTATAATATACGGCGCCGGTCTTTTGCAATTTGCCATTGACCATGACGTCCGAAAATTCTTCATTGGCTCTCCATGTCAAAAGTCCTGGTTCCAAAACTTTGATTTGGTCGGACATCAACAACAATGGTTCGACGTCTACTTTGACGGCCGGATTGGTCAACCCTTCGCCAACCGGAATCCAAACCAACCAACCGTTCGGGTCTTCAATCATTCGGCGAACAACAAACTTTTGGATGTATGAATAAAAATATTGGCCATCCAATTTGTGTTCACTCAAATATGTGTTCAATTCATCCGAAACCGAAATTGAAAAGTTGGCATTCTGAAAGATTCGGAACAATTTGTCAATCGCTCGGTTCATCGAACCTTTTGTGATTGGCTCGTAAATGGCCAAACGATATTTTTGGACGTCCGGGTCTTCATTGGGACGACGGGCCGTCAATATTTCTCCGGGGTTTTTTCCGCGCGTGTGAATGAACATGGTGTTCCGAACCTGGTTCCAATGTTCCCAATTTTTGGGGTGATATTGGTCATTATTCAACGCGGTCGATATGTTTTCAATTGTCATCATTCGCATGTTAGTGATTTGTCACATTCGCATCGTTCGAATGTGGTTTCCAAAAACCATTGTGAACCAATTTCGTTGTTCTTAGTCACTTCACCTTGAATTTGATATTCGGTTCCGTTGACATATACATCGCGGCCCGTGAAAATATTGACCAACAATCGAACAAACGGTTCCGGCAAATTCATTGTCCGCAACAACCAGGATTCGCAGTATTGCGCGGCGGTTGTTTTCAATGTGGTTGAAATCGTTTCTTTTGTGATTGTGAAATTGGTTCGTTCAAAATAACCGGGAACCCTAATTTTATTTGAATATTGGAACGGCGAACCCGAACCCGAACTAAATGTGTCACCATAAAAGAATCCAAAACAATCCGTTCGCGGATAAATGGATTCAATCACAACCGTTGGTTGATTTGGCGCACATGGTGACGTTTTGAATGGCTCCGAACAAAACTCAATTGTTGACGTTGCATCCGGCAAACAATCGTTTGTTGTGGAAAACGTAAACAGGAAATAAAAACATGGTTCCAATCCGGCGCCCAACATATAAGTTTGGATGGCCGACAAATTGAATCGAATCATTTGGATTGGATTGGCAATTTCATTTCCCAAATAATCCGTCGTCAATGAATCGCCAACATAATGTTCCGGCGCAATGATTGGAAACATTTCTTCGGTGATTTCCAACGGGGTGTCATCACAACACGCGCGAATTTCAAAGGTCGCAAAGGTTGTAACTCCAGGCGTCAACAAATCGGTTGGCAACCAACCAAAATCACAACCCCTTTGTTCAAAATCACCGGGTTGTTGAAATTGAAAATCAATTGTGTCACCGGGTTCAATCGGAATCCAAAATGGGACGTCATTCAAACACAATTTGCAATTCCATGAATCATTGCAATCACACAATACCAATCCATTGGTGGCGATTAATGGCGAACAATCTTTGCCACATGAATTTCGGACTTCAGTACACAACAAACGCGAATTCGGGTCCGGATATTCACATGGTGTCGTTTGGTCGCAAAAGATTTGACCATTCGCCAATTGATATGAATTGAACAATTCCATGTTTCAAATTTACTAATTTATGGGCATAATTGATTGCCTAATTTAAACACAAACGTTCCGGTCATGTCCGTTCCGGCGCCCGTTATCATGTTCCAAAATCCGGATGTATCGGCGCCCCAAACGAAACTAAATGAACCGGATGTTGAACCGATTGGCAATGTCAACGATATTGGCCCGGATGGCGCCAATTCTCCAAATCTGAAATCCATTGGACGTGTTGTTGGGACGCTAAATGAATATTCGAAAACATAGGTTGTTCCCGGAATCGGATATGTTGTTTCGCCGTTCGATGTTCGAACAACCAAGGTTCGGCCACTTGTCACGTTGTTAAATGTTCCGACGATGTCGGGAACACTTGGGTTGTTGTTGAACGCAATCAATGACGAACCGGAAATTTTATTGTGATTGACAAAGTATTCACAAACGGCCGGCGCTTCGGGACTGCTAATGTATCCGCAAAATAAATAACGTTTATTTTCAAACGCGGCGCCGTTCAAAACAACTTGGGCCGTAAACGTAACCGGGTCAAATACGGTGTCTTGGGACAACACCAATGGAATCGACAATTCGGTGTGGGCGGTTGGTGACGCGATTTCGTCATTTTCTTGAATAACTGAAATTCCGAATGGCTCCGGTTCAATGAAGAAAATGAAATTTCCTTCGCGGTCCGCCTGGTATGTCAAACGAATGGCGGTGTAATTTGAAAAACAATATGGCGGGTCAATTGGGAACCACAAACCCGTTTCAATGTCCTGGCCTTCAAATGATACGTTTGTCAATCGTTCTTCAAAACCCGAATTGAATGGTTCAAAACCAATGGCATTCACTTTGAACGCCTTGACAATATTCCAAAACAACGGGGCGCCAACATCAAATGAAAAATTGAACGTGAATGTGTATTCAAAAAACACATCGGTGTCAATCCATGAATTGGTCATTCCAACCGTTGACGCATAAAAACCGCCCAATGGTCCGGCCGGTGTTCGGTTCATGTATGTGTTCGTGTTGGCGGTTGAAACCGAACCGGTGTTGAAAATGCTATTCTCCCAACGAACCCGTCGGTCCCAAATAACACATTCCAAATTGTTTCCAATTTTAGTCACAACCAAATTGTTGGGTTGTGTAAACCCTCCAGGCAAAGCATTTGTCGCGACGGCTTGGTGTTGTTCAAATTGAAAAAATGTTGTTTTTCCAATTGATGGAAAATTTTGACGGCGTTTGTAAATATTTAAAGTCACCAACAACAAACGGTCATGCCAATCATTGAATTCAAAACCGAAATCGTTCAAACAATTTTCAAATTCTCCGCCACCAACAATCATTCGGTGTCCAATTCGTTCCTTTCCAACCGGACGAAAACATTCGGTGAAATTGTTTTGAAAATATTGGGTAAAATTCGAACTGAAATCCAATTCGCAATCGCAATCCATGTCCGGAATCCGCGTCACCGAAAATGAATTTGACAAAAATGTGTTGACCATGTTACCGTCGGAACCATAAACAATGGCCGCCATTCGATAGGTTGATGACGGGTTGACGGTTGTTCCAACGGTCAATGAACCGGACCATGTTGGTCCGCCTCCGCCGATTGTACCTGGTCGAACCAAATGGTTGTCCAAAACGGCCGTTCCCGAATAAGCACTCACCAACGCCCGTGATGAATCCGTCGCCGTTAAAAAATCAACTGAATTGTCGAATCCGGTTTCATCAAACAAATGGAAAACAATATCCGGACGCGCGGTTCCATAAATGGCCGGAACGTTGATTGAAAAGTTGACCTTTGTTGGTTGAATGCTTGAAAGGTTTGTCACGGTCGCTGAATTTCGCGACAACGTGAAAACAGGGTTTGTGAATTCGGATGCACTATTTCCAATTCCTAAATTGTAAAATCGCGCTGTGAATGCTGTACATGTTGTCACATTACATGCGAAACTATCGCCATCAACAATTCGGTTCGGGTCGCGCATGAAAAACGCCCCTTGCAAAAACTTTTGTGAATTGTAAACCGACGGCGTGACATTATTGTAGTCGATGGACGACGACAATGTGTTTTGTTTTAATTTCGAAAAATTGTTGAATGTGATATTCGTCAAAAATTGTTCGAAATCTTCAACCATGTAAAACGTCAATTCAATATTGAATCGACCGTCCAATGGTTCCGTTGGTCTGAAAAACGCGTTGTAATTTCTTAAATTATTCACTTCGGTTCCGGCGCCCAACAATGTCATTGGTTGTGCGACGTAGTCCGGATGTGCTAACGGAAAATATTGAATATAATATCCAACCGGCAAAGCCGCGTTGATTCCATCAAATGGATTCACACACGCCCCAACAAATAACGCCGGGTTAAACTGAATGTTCCACGGCGCCGCCAATGGAAACGCATATTTGAGCGAAAACACAACGGTTTTTTTGTCCAAAAATGACGCCTTATCATATTTGATGTCGGACGCACAAAAACCGTCGTATGTGTTCAAATATCCGCTATCCGTTTGGATTTGTATATTTTCACAACACAAACAATCACATATTGATTCAACGGCGCTTCCCGTTGTGTTAAAATTTATGCCGCACCATTCCGGTCCACATGAAACAAAATCCGAAACATCCGTTGGCGCCCATGTGACCAAAACCGTTCCGGATGAAGATGGCGGAATCACGGTTGGC